TGCGATTGTTTGACATTTGATATAATTTCAGGGACGCTCCACTCAATCACACGCGTATTTAACGATAATACCTGATCCCTGACATTATAGGAGCTATTCTTGCCATATTGAAAATAAATAGAGCGCATAATAATTTTTAGCTCGTCGTCGCTTTGTCGCGATATATTTATTTCGCCCTGCGTATCATTTAATATTTTATTGCGGATGCCTCTTTGCAATAGATTGATATTGTCTATTGAAAAAAAAAGCTTAGATACTTCAGTACAATCAAGATTGCGCGATATAACATTTATTTGATGCTCGGAAGCTTTGATGCGCGATTTTTCAATATTAAAAGAGCTGTTATTTGTGGCATCAATACGCCCGTTCAAAAAGTTCATTCTGTTTAATACAGGATTAGATTCATCTAGTTCAAAATATTCCATAGTTTTTAATCTTCTTAATATATATATTTATTTTCATTTTATATAATAGTAGTAATAATTATATATGGTAGATTGTAAAGATATTAAATTATGTACTTTTGAATTGATGAAAAGTATAAAACGCCGTAAGCCTGTTAATAAAATGGATGAGGGAAAAATAGTAATGTTAATGAATGTATATATTGATAAACTCATTTTCAACATCGCATCTTTGTGCGCCCTTTTATGCCTCAAAATGGGCGTCAAACAAATATTAAATAACCATATGAGCTATTTAATACACTATATCAATAAATATTGTAATTCCTCGCGAATCACCAGCAAATCCACAACTGTCATCGTATCCATAAAAGGCGGTAGCGGCCAAAAGCAAAGCCAAAAGCAAAGCCAGCAGAAGCAAAGCCAGCTTTCTCAGGGGGGAATGAGAGGCGGCGCGTTTAATACTGCTGCTTTTTTTGGCGTAGATGAGTCTAGACATTACAGAGCCGAAAATGTAAGCGGTGATATAATGAATATTGATTTTGCGAATAATGTCGCGAGACCGGCATTAGGATTACAGATGACTGGCGGGGCTTGTTCTAAATTGAACAAGGCTGTAAAGAAGAAAATGAAGAAAATATTCAGTAATTTTAATGTAAAAATAAGCGATAAAATGCTTGATGTAATTATGGAAAAGGTTAATGATATATTAAAAGAATTTGTGAAAAAGCTAACTGATACCAAGGCAGCCGAATTAAAATACGCAAATTTCAAAAAAATTGTCTATAAAAGTAAAATAATGAAAAATGATATATAAATATATATGAATATAATTATTAAAAATGCCAATAATTACTTTGGACGGTAATATAGGTTGCTATAAAACGAGCATCCTAAATTATTTTCATAAAAACTACAAAACTCCAGTAGATTTAGAGCCTGTTGAAAATTGGAGCGAATATCTCAAAAATATGTACGATACCAAGAATAGCACTTACAATTTTCAAATAAAAGTATGGCTTGACAGATGCTGGATACAAGAGAAATCCAATACTATTATATTGATGGAACGGAGCCCTTATTTCATCAAAAATGTATTTGTTGAGAAGGCTTATGAAGATAAAGGTATTAGTGAAGAAGAATACCGAAATATTCTTACGCTTCATAAAACTACCGACAAATTGTGGGAACCGTGCGGATATGTATATTTAAGGTCAAATCCCGAAATATGCTTTAATAGAATCAAAAAAAGAGGTCGGGAAGCTGAGAAAAATATCAAGATTGAATATATTAAAAGAATCCACGAATTGCACGAAAAGAACTACGAAGAAGCTGTCCGAAATAATAAAAATATAATATATATTGATGTAGAGAATAAAAGTGTCGCCGATATATGTAGCGAAATTATATCCTCCAGCATCTATAATAACACTATGAATCAAGTATATAATTTATAGTCATCACCGGCCTTAGCAGGATACGACGGGCGCCCTGGTTCCTACAAAGCAACTGTAATATAGCCTGTCCATATCCTTGTATTCCAATGTAGGAGACGAAGAATGAATCAGTTTTCTATTATTAAATATTAGTAGATCATTATTTTCCCATTTAATATCAATAATATTATCTTTATTAACTACATTTTTTGACATAATTTCTCTATATAAATCAAAGCTATCTCCGCAGGACATTTTATCAAACTTCATAAAACGAAATGGGGATAGCATCAGCGCCTTACGGTTCCTATTATAATTAGAATAGACGACAAGAGGCTCCTTAGTAATAATGGTATCCTCTTTTTCAAAGTTCATCTCATTATTTTTTACTCTATTATATCCCGTATAATCAAAATATGTATTCATCATTCCCGTATTCGTATTTGAATAAATCACTTTTAAATCGTAAATCTTGTCTTTGATATTACTATCAATACTATCATAGGCGTCTTCAAGGCTGGCGAAAAGCGTATTGCCGCCCCGCGTAGGCGTCTTAATCATATACATACTTGAAACTACGGGAGGCAAATAAGTTCCTTGACCTACAATATCCTGATGCCAAACGAGCGAGTTTTTAAAGGGTTCGCTATATTTCAGACGAACATCTTTGACGCCGTGAAGGTCTTTGATATAGCAATTGCCTCTGAGGGCAATTTGAGGGACAATATCAACTTTTGAATATTCAAACGGGTGGATAGTATCGTTAGTGTGCTTGTCGTCAAATAGCTTACAAAACTCGTAATATTCTACTGGATTAATCTTTTGATTTTTAAATAATAGCAAAGGTACGCTATTGAATAGCTTGATAAGCTGATATTTATCATAGTCCGTCAAATATTTAATATCGGCATTAGAGATTACCGCGAGATTCCTTTTATATGTTGGAAATGATACAGAATACGAATAAGCTCCTCTTATATTCATAGAGAACACGAATAACACGAGGAATATTGCAAATACAGCGAGAGACGGGCGAATCTTGAGAGACGGCGACGGGAACTGCATAGTTATCTGGAATATTAGTGTAGTTGTAATGTTAATAAAAATAAATTAAATAAGATATCAATTTTTATATAGAATTATATTTTATATTTGGAATTGCCTAATTCAGGATATTTGTATTCTCTGTGTTTGGCTATGGCGACGACATAATCTTTTATTGAGTTAGAGAGTAATGTAGAGGCTTTTAGAGGTACGCAGCTTGGAATATTAGGCACACAATAAATACTGACATTTTTATATGTAATGAACGGGTTATCTTTGGTAGTCGGCTTTGATTGTTCTGTTATTCCTCCTTGATCTATTGCAACATCCATAATAATGCTATTAGCCGACATACTATCAAGGATGTCATTAGTCAATAATTTATTTGTTTCGGCGCCAGTATTATAGATGCTCCCGATTGTTATAATAGATTTTCTCATAAGTATTCTTAGATTATTTTCAGTCATATTATAGATATTAATGATGCCTTTTGTACTAGGGCAATCATCTGCCTCTCTCTTAATATTCTTAATTTTCTCTTCGTCCTTGTCAATAAGATAGATGTTCTTATATCCCATTCTAATGGCACGTTTCATAGAGGCCTGTCCTACATTCCCTGCTCCTATAATTGTTATAGGAATATGATAAAAGTGATTAGGAATCTTTTTTGATATAAATGATTCCGCTTCAATAAATGCTTGGTCTCCGGCAATTGATGACATATTTGATAAAATAGGATAGTTGATTTTACCATCGGCACTCTTAATAACCACTGTTTCGTAAGCATAGCAGACGGCATTAGATTCAATCATTCTTTCTAGAAGTCCCTTGTTGCTCGCGAAATGGAAGAATGTAAATATAGTATGCTTTTCGTTTATCAAGGGATATTCACTCTCTTGTGGTTCTTTTACTTTTACAATAAGGCTTGCGGTTTCGTATAGTTCCTCTATGGTATTTCTCACAAAGGCTCCTGCTTCTACATATTCATAATCTCTAAAGCCAGCCCACTGTCCCGCGCCTTTTTGAAAATATACAGGAATACCTTCATCAACAATATTTTTGACATCACTCGGAATCAACGATACGCGATTCTCATTCGCCTTCAATTCTGCGGGAATACCTATAGATAGCATAATACTCAAATATAACAATATATATTATAATATCTTATTTTAATTTTATATCATCTATGGGGGAACCCGCCCCATCGGATAATCTTAGTTTTTCTATGGATTCTATTATGAGGCATCTGTTGGCTCCTGTGAAAGAGCATACTTCTCGGGTATTATTAATAAACCTGAAATGAGGAATAGAGAGGATACTGTTGATATCTTCTATATCTTCGCATTTTTGAATATCAACCTTTATAAAAATTATATCTTTGTAAGTTTCAGATAATTCAAGCATATACGGATATATCTCCTTACAAGGCTTACAGAATGATGCTGAATATATAACTAATACCTTATTGCCTCTCAATATAGTTTTATACTCTTCGTTATTAGTTATATCTAATATAGCCATTATCTATATAAAATAAGTTAATTTATTTTTTATTTTTTAGTCGCAAATATAAAAAATTGATTATATAAATATATTAATAGCTTATATATTAGAATGCCTCCCAAAACTTTGAAAGAAGTAGAAGCCAAGCCTGACAAGCCTCTTAAGACCGACAAGACGGTTGAAGAGAAATATAAAAAGTATGAATTGTTGGAGCATATTCTTGCTCTTCCCGATACTTATATTGGCTCTATTGAATCACAAAAAATCAGTAGCTATGTCTTTGATTCTGCAACAAACAAAATGGATACCGATGAACTGACATATATTCCGGGACTTTTGAAGATTTTTGATGAAGTCATCGTAAATGCCATCGATCATTCTATGCGTTTAAAAGCAGAGGAAGCTAAGGGAAAAGAAAATATCAAGCACGTCAAGAATATCAAAGTATCTATTGACAAGAATACAGGTGTCATCTCCGTTCATAATGACGGCAACGGTATTGATATCAAAAAGCATAGTACTTATGGCGATTTATGGGTTCCCGAATTAATTTTCGGCGAGCTTCTGACATCCACCAACTATGATAAAGGCGAAGAGAAGATATGGGGAGGCAAGAATGGATATGGAAGTAAGCTTGCCAACATATTTTCTAAGGAGTTTGACATAGAAACCGTAGATCACTATACTAACAAAATATATACTCAGACTTTCAGGAATAATATGACAGAGCGCGATAAGCCCACAGTAAAAGCCTCTTCAAAAGCTCCATATACCCAAATTACCTTTAGGCCTGATTATGAAAGGTTCGGGATTAAAAATATTACAGAGGATATTTATAAATTGTTTCATCGCCGGGTAATTGATGCTTGCGCTACGACTAACAAAGATGTCTCTGTATATTTCAACGGCGAAAAGATATTGATTAAGGATTTTGAGAAATATTGCGAGCTATTTTTGGATAAGAAGGAGCAACCGCTCGTATATGAATCTTGTGGTGAACGCTGGGAAATTGCTGCATCTATTTCAAAATCAGGGTCATTTGAATACCTCTCTTTCGTAAATGGAATTAACACGATTAAGGGAGGGAAACATATTGAATATATCACAAATATGATTACTAAGAATCTCGTTGATATGACTTTGGCGAAAAAGAAGAAGGTAGTAAAAACCCAGCATATCAAGGATAATCTTATAATCTTTGTCAAAGCTCTGATTGTAAATCCGAGTTTTGATTCACAGAGCAAAGAGACACTTACGACGCCTGTCGCCAAGTTTGGTTCAAAGTGCGAACCGAGCGACAAGTTCTATGAAAAATTATTCAAGTCCGGAATTATTGACAAGGCTCTAAGTATCACCGAATTTTACGATAAGAAGAAGCTTGTGAAAACTGACGGAAAGAAAATATCACGCATAATCGTCCCAAAGCTTGATGATGCCAATTTGGCGGGTACGAAAAATAGCGCAGAATGCACGATAATTTTTACGGAGGGAGATTCGGCCAAAACATTGGCTGTTGCTGGGCTCAGTGTTATCGGCAGAGACAAATACGGTGTATTTCCTTTGCGTGGTAAGATTCTAAATGTAAAGGATGCGACTCTGCAAAAAATATCGGATAATAACGAAATAACAGCTATTAAAAAAATCTTGGGATTGGAGCAGAACAAGAAATATACTGATATCAGCCAGCTTAGATATGGCTCTATTATGATTATGACGGATCAGGATCACGACGGGAGCCATATCAAAGGTCTCATATTCAATATATTTCAAAGTATGTGGCACGAATTGTATAAAATACCAGGGTTTCTCACTTCTATGCTTACGCCTATTATTAAAGCCACGAATAGCAAGAAAGATGTAATTGAGTTTTATAATATGTCGGATTACGAAAGATGGATTGAAACTGATGTAGCCAAGAAGGGTTCGTGGAAAATCAAATATTACAAGGGGCTTGGCACTTCAAACGATCAAGAGGCCAAGGAGTATTTTAAGAATATGAAAAAGGTAACATATGTGTATGATGAAAATGCCGACGAAGTCATAGATTTGGCATTTAATAAGAAAAGAGCCGATGATAGAAAGCTATGGCTACAAAGCTATAATAAGGATAATGTATTGGATTATTCCAAGTTAAATGTGGATTACAAATCCTTCGTGGATAAAGATTTGATTCATTTCTCTAATCGGGATTTGCAGAGGTCTATCAATCATATCTGCGACGGTCTCAAGGAAAGCACGCGAAAGATTATTTATGCCTGCTTTAAAAGAAGGTTATACACGAATGAAATAAAGGTAGCGCAATTATCTGGATATGTCAGCGAAGTTTCGGCATATCACCACGGTGAAAACTCGCTTCAACAGGCTATCGTGGG